CATTGACGTTGAAGAGGTGAGAGGTTCGAATCCTCTATTGCCCACCAGATACGACGATTGTATAACTCTTTATCAGTTACTGATGAAGAGTTTTTTAATGTCGTAAAGGAGTATAGAAAATGACAATCGCAAACTCAGATAACATCAGATCTCATATTTTCCGCGTATATGTGGAAGAACGTACCTCAAAAGAGAATAAGCCCTATAGTGTATTGAATATTGAGTGGGTTATGCCCAATGAGAAGACATATAAGCAGACTGTTTTTCTCTCTGCTGAACAGCTAGCTCTTATAGAGTCATCAGTTGCTAAGGAGGCCCTGCTTTAATTGTAGGGCTTTATGTTTTTGGTGCTTGCATTCGGAAAGCAAGTTAAATGTCAATATAGACGCAGCCAGAGTGCCATTGTAGCGGGCTGGTACTCAAGTGATATTGAATAATTAAAAGCTACAAGAAAGGATTAAAGCAAGTTATGAAGCTTATTGAAGCAGCTGACGCTACTAGCATCATTACGACAGTTATCGGGTACTTTACTCAAAACTGGCCTGCTCTTGCAATTCTGATCGGCTTTGGTGTTGGTCTGAAGTTGTTCCGCAGCTTTGGCAATCGTGGCCTTAAAGGTCGTTTCTAGTAGTTTGCGGGGTATGCGACTCCCACCACACGTGTACCCCGCCCCTTGCTTATTAAACATATGAAGACTATAGAGATTGTACAATTAATAACTCAGACTCTATCTGCTAATTTCTCTTCTCTTTTGGCGATCGTTGCTGTCGGCGCTGGAGTGAAGATAGTCTTGGATATTATTTTTAAATCTCTCTATTCAGTCACTAATTCGAGATAAAGGATTCTTTATATGTCGTCTACAGACTTACAAACAATCTTAGATAAATTTCTTGTAAAATTCTTCGTAATTCTATTCTCTGCATTTATTTGTTGGTATTTAATTCGACGAATTTCGTATTCTGGAGGTGATAAATAATGAATTCTAGCGATATTGTCAATTTGATCTATAATGTCATTACTCTTTTCGCTTTAGGCTTTTGTGCTTATTTTATCTATACTGATTTATTTAAGAATAGGAATAATAAAAAATGATGATGTTATTCGCTTTATTCTCCATTTTTTTGTTGGTTATAGTGGTTTTTTCGATCGATGAAGAAAAAGAATATCAGACTTATTTAAGGAAGAATCTTGAAGATGAAAACAAATAAAAGAGTATTTTATGTTTTGTCTTCTCTTTTGATTTTGTGTTATTCTGTTCTTTCGCCTTTTTATAGTGTTTCTGCTCTCGATGATAAGAAAAATAATCCACCGTTTCATACTACTAAGACTCTTTCTTTAGAATATGGTCCTAATAGTAAAATGGATATTACTAATTATTTAATTACTACTCTCTTTACTGCTAAAGATGTTTATAACCGTAGGATTGTATGGCATTGTCCTGCGATGACTCGCGAACAAGCCTATACTAGTTATAAAAAAGCTATTGCTAATAACTCAGGTTGGCTTATTACTCAGAAGCAAGGTAAAACTACCGTTGCTATTAACTCTTCTAAGGATGATCTCTATTCTTATAGTAATGTGTCTGTTTATTGGTCTGAAATTAAGCCGGATGAACAGATATTACGATATAATCAATCTCGTGACCCTTATACTGATTATTATTGGTCTTTTAACTCCTCTATTCGTTCTAGCGTCAATGTTCTCTACTTGAGTTATTCTAATCGCGATGAGTCTATTCACATTGGCTGTGATAAGCCTGGTGGTACTGCTGTTCGATTGTCGGCTGATCATCTTAACTTATCTGACTATAATATAAAAAAAGGTGAGTCTAGTAGAATCTCTACTTTTTTGAATACTTTTCCCTATAAGCTTGATAAGTCTATCACTTGGGATATTGGTACTATCCCTGATTCTTTACAACAGACTTTATATCCACACTTTGAATATGACTTGAAGCATCTTAAACTTAAACTGAAGCATCTTAAAGAAAAGGATTCTATACAGTTTCCTAATGCTTGGGCTAGTTACGATAACCAAAAAGGTTATTATATAGCCGATAAGTCTGATTACTATTTGCAGTTTACTATTCAGAATCGTAAAGGTGGTGATGTTGTTCAAAATGGATTGCAATATATAAAGTCTGGTGGTGATTTTACTGTTGATTTGCCGTCATTGGGTGAATATTCTGTTTCAGCCCAGTATAGAGTTAAGGTGTGTTATGCTTATTCATATGACAGAGATAAGACAATAACGCCTGCCGATGGTGATTATTGTTTTTATGCCCCACCAGATGAGACTAAGTCTGTAAAATATGGTATGCGAACTGCTTATATAAAAGCTGATGGTGAGTCTAAGTCTGGTTCTACTCTTACAATGAATTGTATAGAGGGTTTTTGTTCAGATTTACCTCAGAAGCCAAAATATGAAGATTGCTCTCAATACGATTGGACATTTGGTGCTATTAAGATTCCGTCGCCTGGTTCGATTGCCTGTGCTATACGTAATACTTTTGTTTGGTTTTTTACAGATTTTCTCTTTGGTATAATTTTTCCAAAAATTGAAGATATAAAAGATATATGGGATGATTTGTTAGATACTATTATAGATCGGCTCGGTTTTTTGGCCTTGCCGTTTACTTTTATTAAAGGTGTGTTTACTACAGTACAGGCTATGACTACAAGTAATCCTACTTGTGCCGTTCCTCTGACTGTTTTTGGTTCTACTGCTAATCTTGAATTGTGTAGGTGGCGTTACCAGTTGCCTGCTATGTGGGCATTTATGCAAACAATTTTACAAGGTGGTATTGCTATAGGTTTCTTGTGGACGTGTTATCGATTGGCTAATAGATTCTTTGGAATCTATGTAGAAGATTACGAAGAAGAGGAAGAACATACTATGCTTGGCCGTTGGTATGATGATCGTACCGGTGAGCATGGTGATTGGGAGAAGTTTAGAAAGGATTAATTATGATAGTAATGTTTATTTTATCGTTTATAGTCGTTATCATTAAGTTTATTCTATCTCTTATTCTTATTCCTGCCGCTCCATTAGTCTTTCTTAATGCCATAAATAATGTTGTTCCTTATTTTGCTTTTCCGATTGTTGTTCTTAGGAATTATATAGGTGATACGTTCTTTACTACAATGCTTGTTATGATCGTTACTAGTATTACTGTATTTATAGCAATACGTCCTGTTCTTTGGTTTTATAACAAAGTGAGGGGTCATTAATGCCTAATATTTTACCATTTGTTTCTAAATCTTTATCTTTCGATAAAGAAGCTATTAGAGAGAATAAACGCAATCTTAAGGATCCGGATTACTTTCGCCCCTCAGGTATTCAGACCTTTTTCGGTGAACAAGGTGACGGCAAGACTATAACTCTAATTCATTTTTATAAGAAAATTGCAAAACGATATCCAAAAGCTATTGTTGTTTCTAACATCATATTAAAAGATCGTACCGCCCTTAAGTTTGATGGATCTTTGGATAGATTAAAGTCTATCCTCTCTCGTGAGATCGATACTGTTTCTAGCTATATTTACTATTCTTCATTAGAAGAATATGCACTTGTCAATCAGTGTGTTCGCAATGGCAAATATGGCGTAATAATAATTACAGATGAATATCAAAATTATTTTTCTAATCAGGATTCTCGTAACGTTCCACCTTGGGTCATTCATCAGGCCGCTCAGAATCGTAAACAGAAACGGATCCACCTTGTCACCTCTCAGGATTATGATCAATTGGTAAAGGCCGTGCGTCGTCGTTCGGATATTGCCTTCAAATGCAAGTCTTTCGCTCTTCCATTCGGCTTGTCTGCTGGCCCTATTTTTACAATTTACTGGGCGTTTATCGCTAAGAAGCTTGAGTTTGACAACAATGGTAAGCGCGTCGATGGCTCACGCCCTCTCAAAATGGGATTTTTCTTCCAGTCGCAAGCTTTGCGTGATTCATATGATACCAATCAGGTTGTATTTACTGGCTCTCAGGCTGATGGTGTTTACCTCGCCTCACAACCTACTGTCACGGTGAAGAAACTTGCTGTTCCCCTTAAAAGGCGAAAGGGGGTGTTTTCCAGGTAGAAGCGACTCTCTGATCGGCGCGAAAAGTTGGCTTTTCGCGTCCGGGCGGTGTCTATAGGTTCCCGCCCGTAGGGCTACTTGATAACCCAACACTTAACAAGCGTTTATAGAGGTAAACAACACATAAAAAATAACATATTGGGGGTATGTTTAATGAATCAATCTTTAACTGTAATTGAACACATTACAAAGGAATACCCTAACAATATGTATAAAGTTACTATCTTTAATAATCCTTTAGTACTTCCACGGCCTAAGTTGGGTCATAAGCCTAATAGGGATTCTGAGAAGCCATCAGATAAAGCTATTGAAGAATCTCTTCGCCGTACACGTACAACTATTTTTGATTATGCCTTATCTAACAACTTCTCTTACTTTGTTACTTTTACTTTCAATCCTAAGAAGGTCGATAGATATTCTATAGAAGCTACTTTTAATACTATGAAGTACTGGCTCAATCGTCAGAAAAAGCACTCTCCTGATTTTGCATACGTGATTGTACCAGAGTTCCATAAGGATGGTGCTATTCACTTCCATGCTTTAATTCGTGATTATAACGCCGAATTAAAGTCTACTAATGTTTTCCAAAATGGTAAACGCGTTTACAATCTTACTGGCTTTACTGCTGGATTTACAAACGCTCAGAAGCTTGATGATGATCAGACTAAAGCCGCGGCTTATCTCACTAAGTATATTACTAAAGATATGCTTAATCGATTCAATAAGCGTCGCTATTGGGCCTCTAAGAATCTATGCAAGCCTGTAAAACATTATGAGTCATTAGATGAATTAAAATTAAGTCAGTATATTTACGATGATAATTTAATGTTTCATTCTGATGCATATAATTTATCAATTTATCAATTCAAGCGTAATTTGGATATCGATTCTATTTATGATTTATTAGTCGATAGAGATGTAGATTTGACTTCTTCAGTCGCTATTAATATTAAACTTCGTCAAGCATCATTGCCTACTATTTTCAAACAGACTCGCCCTCTTCCGCCTTAATTTTTTGTTTTCAGGTAGTCTTCTAGAATTTTCTTTATCTCTGTAGTTTTATTATAGGTTCCTATTGTACAGAATGCTGCCATTACTATTATTACAACCACTAGAAATGCTATTAGCGCTACTATTGCAATTATAATTTCTGGTTGATTTAGGTTTAATTCCATGTTTATTACCTTTTTTTGTTTTTTTAAGATTAATTTCTAATTGCATTATATAACATAAATTGGAGGGTAGAAAGTGATTCTTTATGAAAATATCTGAAGCCTTTAAGCTTTATATTTGCGATTATGTATTAAGAGCTGGCAAGTCTATTAATACTGAATCTAGCTATTTAAATATCAGTAAGTCCTTGATCTCATTTTTTGGAGATGTGGATATCGAAAGTTTATCTTTTTCGGATTTTAGATATTGGCACAACTTTGTTTCATCTCGATGGAGATCTAATACCGTTCGTAATGCTATCTCTTGCATTCGTATGGTTTTAAAGATGGCCGCAAGGAGAGGATTTAATGTTATGGATTATGAAGAATTAGTTGTCCCTAAGCGTGAGAAATATGTTATTCAATACTTATTACCAGAGGAGATTGAGGATTTTATTTCTGTTGCCTCTCGTCAATGTAGAGGATATGGATCCATGAATCGATTGCGCAACATTGCAATATTGCGTTTGTTGGCCGCATCGGGTATTCGTGTTTCTGAATTAGTATCCTTGAATCGCAATAGTATTCGTCATCGTAAATTTACGGTCATCGGAAAGAGTAAGAATCCTCGTGTTGTTTTTATTGATGAAGCCACTGAAGACGCTATAAATAATTATTTAGCTTGTCGTACTGATGACAACTCTGCCCTCTTCATCTCTCATCAAGGCACTCGATCTCGTCTTACTACTGGCGGTGTTCGTCGTATATTTGAGTCTATTTGCGATAATTCAGACTTTATTAACGTAACCCCTCATACTATTCGCCATTCGTTCGCTACTATGCTTTTAGATAAAGGTATTGAATTGTGCTATATTTCGGATTTACTAGGTCATCAGAGTCTAGATACAACGCGTATTTATACACACTATACTAATACAAAATTACAACATATTTATGATTCAGTTATGACTTAAATGTGTTATTATATATGTAGTTAGTAACTTTTACAGAGTATTCCATTGACGTTGAAGAGGTGAGAGGTTCGAATCCTCTATTGCCCACCAGATACGA